AAGAGGACGACAATGACGATGACGATAGTGGCGACGACAGAGTTGCTAAGAATGAAGATGACGACAATGACTCTGAACGAGAAGCTATCCGTGAGCGCCGACGACTCGAAAAACTCGAGCGTAAAGAGCGACGAGAAAAAGCCATCACCCGCGACAAAGTGGAGTTGGACTTCCTCCGTAAACGCAATGATGAACTTGAGCGCCGAATGTCTGCTCAAGAACAACGAGCCTTCCAAAGCGACTTAGGTCAAATTGATGCTCAGATTGCCAGAGCGGTTAACGAAGCGCAGATGGCAGAGCGAGTTATCGCTAAGGCAGTAGAAGTAGGTAACGGTGATGATGTGGCTCAGGCCATGCGCTATCGCGACGAAGCTATCGCTAAAGCTAACCAGCTCAAATACCAGAAACAACAAGCTACACAGCGCCCTGCCCAGCCCCAACAGGCTATGGACGACAGAGCAATGATGTACGCCAAAGAGTTTTTGGAAGAGAACAAATGGTATGACCCCCAAGGTGGTGATGAGCGATCAGCTATTGTTTTAGCGATTGACCAAGCCATGAACAAGGAAGGTCATGACCCACGAAGCGAAGAGTATTGGGATGAGTTGCGGTCACGAGTTGCCCGCCGTTTGCCAGAGCAGTTTGGCAAGGCTCCTAAAGCTGATCGCGAGGAGCGAGTTGCACGAGGTGGCCCAGCGGTGGGTTCAGGTCGTGAGCACGCGCCAGCCTCTACTCGTAAAGAGATTTACATTAGCCCAGACCGCAAGCAGGCATTGATTGATGCAGGCGTTTGGGACGACCCAGTGTTGCGCATGAAGTATGTCAAGCGCTATGCTGAGTATGATAGAAGCAACAAATCTTGATTTATTTGCAAATTAGCAAATAAGTCGTATAATTTTTTCAATCGCTGAAAGGAGCGAGTAATGACCGACGAACGAATTAAGAAATCCGCTGGAGAGAATCGCGTGGGGCGTGCGATGACAGATCGCGCCGTAACAGAAAATCGCGAGGTGACCGAGAATGAGCGGATTGAAATGTTCCGTCAGCAGTTTTTTCAGTCTTCACTGCCTGATCTGCCAAAAATCCCCGGCTGGCACTGTTGCTGGCTGACCACGACTAACCCTCGTGACTCCATTCAAATGCGCATCCGTCTTGGATATGAGCCGCTGAAGCCCGAAGATATACCGGGCTGGGAATACGCGACCCTCAAGACTGGCGATTGGTCTGGATTCATTGGTGTGAATGAGATGCTTGCTTTTAAGCTCCCCGTGTCGCTTTATGAGGCGTACATGAAGGAAGCGCACCACGATGCGCCACTGCGTGAGGAAGAGAAATTGACCGACACCGCAGAATTCCTCGAGCAACAAGCCCGTGCATCTAAGTCGAAGCTGTCCGTGGGCGATGGCAATCTGGAAATAGGACAACAGCGGGAAGCTCTTTTTGATCTTTCCTGACGAAACCTTTTAATCCATTAGGAGCATCTATGTCTTCGACTAGCGCACCCTTTGGCTTTCGTGCCTCTTACCACAACAGTGGTCAGATGCGCCCTAAAGCCTATGTAATCGCGAGCGCATATGCGGCTAACATTTTTAGCGGTGACCCCGTTAAGTTAACCGACAATGGCGTTGTTCAACTCGGTACTTCGGACGGCACTCGTTCTGGTACTACTGATGGCGTTTCTTTGCTGGGCATCTTCGCAGGTGTACAGTATTTGGACGCTGGTGGTAAGCCCACAATCTCTCCATTCTGGCCTTCTGGCACGAGCGGTACAGAGATCACTGCATGGGTTTATGACGATCCAGAGACTTTGTTTGATGTACAGTACAACAACCCCTCCGCTGGCACAACCGTTCAAACGGCTGTTGGTGAAGAGTGTGATTGGACTGTGGCATCCCCCGGAGGCTCCACCCAAACAGGTTTGTCCAACACTTACCTGACCGCCATTCAAGCCACTTCTGGTCAATTCCAGATCACTGGCTTTGGATATGAAATCAATGATTCCCTCACAGACGCTTATGTAGTCGTGACTGTTCGCATCAACGAACACCACTACAAAGCCGCAGTGAACTCGGTATAAGGAGGGCTGAATTATGGCTACCCCAATGCGTAGTACGGACTTTCGTTCCGTTGTTGAGCCAATCCTGAACGAAGTCTTTGACGGCGTTTACAATCAGCGTGCTGATGAATGGAAGATGGTTTTCCGTGAGCAAAAAGGCATTCCTCGTAACTACCACGAAGAACCCGTCTTGTACGGTTTCGGCGCGGCTCCCGAGTTGCCTGACGGCATGGCAGTAAGCTACCAATCTGGTGGCGTATTGTTCTTGCAACGCTACCTCTACAAAGTCTACGGTTTGGCATTCAGCTTGACCAAAGTCTTGGTTGAGGACGGTGACCACATCCGTATCGGTCAGACCTATGCCAAGCACTTGGCACAGTCACTGATTGAGACTAAGGAAACCCTTGGCGCTAACATCCTGAACCGTGCTTTCAACAGCGCGTACACAGGTGGTGATGGCGTATCTTTGGTTAACACGGCTCACCCAATCGTGAATGGCACTTTCAGCAATCAGTTTACTACTGCCGCCGCTCTTTCACAAACTTCTCTTGAGCAGTTGCTCATTCAGATTCGTAACGCTGTTGACAACAACGGCAAGCGTATCCGCTTGACTCCTACCAAGATCGTGTCTGGCCCATCTAATGTGTTCCAAGCCGAAGTTCTGTTGAAGAGTGTGTTGCGTACAGGCACTGCTGACAACGACATCAACCCTGTTAAGTCCATGGGCTTGCTGGCTGATGGTCAAGCTAACTTGTCTCGTATCACATCAACCACTGCATGGTGGATTGAGACTGATGCACCAGAAGGCTTGAAGTTGTTGATGCGCCGTGGTTTGGAAAAGTCTATGGAAGGCGACTTCGAGACTGACTCCATGCGCTACAAGGCCACCGAGCGTTATACTTTCGGTTGGACTGATCCTCGCGGTATCTATGGTACAGCAGGCGTTTGATCTTTAACTAAAGTATCAAGTGAACACTCTCCGCAAGGGGGGTGTTTGCTGGGCACATTTAATCCACGCGCAACAGACGGCACGCCCTTGCCGACGACATGCAGACGGTTGCGCATCACTTGCATGTAAGGAACTATCATGGCATCAACCACCTTCTCTGGCCCAGTAACCTCCACCAATGGCTTTATCGGCAACCTCACAGGTAATGTGACTGGTAATGTCACTGGCACAGTAACTGGCTTGGCTACCGTCACAACTTTGACAGCCGCTTCTACATTGACAGCCGCTCAAAGTGGTACAACATTTTTTTTGAGTTCAGCAACTGAGTTTGCAACAACATTGCCAGCACCTGCCGCTGGTGTGAACTACAAGTTCATTGTTGGAGCCGCTCCTTCTGGCGCAAGCTACACAGTTGTAACTAACGCAAGCGCAAACATCATCAAAGGTCAAGCTGTTAACGCCGCTGGCGCGGCTGGTGACACTGGCACTGCTGACGACACAATCTCTTTTGTAGATGGTCAAGCTGTTGCTGGCGACATGGTTACAGTGATCAGCGATGGCACATCTTGGTTTGCCTATGGTGTCTGCGCTGTTGCCGCTGGCATCACATTTACACAAGCCAGCTAAATAACCTTGGGGGCTTCGGCTCCCTATTTTTAGGAGATTTATATGGCTGATGCTGTAGCTTCGCAAACGATCCTCGATGGCGAGAGATTGTTTATTGCTAAATTTACAAACATCTCTGATGGCACTGGCGAGACTGGTGTTATCAAGATTGATGTTTCCACACTAAGCCCTAACGCCGCTGGCAATGCTTGCAATGGCGTGAAGCTGAACAAAATCTTCGCAACGACACATGGCATGGAAGTTCGCATTCTTTGGGATGCAACGACTGATGTGTTCGCATGGATGATTCCTCAGAACTCAAATTACCTGATGGACTTGTCATCTTTTGGTGGTATTCCAAACAACGCAGGCACTGGTGTAACTGGTGATGTGCTGTTTACCACATTAGATGCGTCAGCAGGCGACATGTACTGTATCGTTCTTGAGTGCATCAAGACATACGCAAACCCACAAGGATAAGTCATGGCAAAAATGAAATATGTCAAAGATTTTGACTTCAGCGAGAAGCCTTGCAACTACGAGAGTGGTGGCCCTGCCATGAAAATGGCTAAGGGTGGCTACGCTAAGGGTGGCATGAAAGAAGCCAAGACAGGCGAGATGTACGCCAGCCGCAAGGAAATGGCGAAGCACGAGAAGACTGAGTCACCTCGCATGCAAAAAGAAGAGATGATGAAGTCACAGACCGTGAAAAACATTGGCCCTCGTGGTGGTCAAGGCATGATTCCTCCTGCCCAAAAGGGTTTAGGTATCACTGCTCCTCGCCGCCAGATGCCTGTGGCTCCTCGTGAACCTATGATTGCTCCCTTTAAAAAGGGTGGCAAGGCAATGACATCAAAAACGAAGTGTTAAGTTGTTTTTTCTGACTTAATAAACTATAATTTTCGTCAATAAGAGCGTGCTGGATCAGCGGGCATCCTGACTACAAAGCGGAGTTAGCATGGCTTTTTCTGGTAATGTGAGCGGCACTACATTTAATGCGCTGAAAGTCGTAGATCACGCTTTCAGGCGCTGTAGATTGCCTGCTCAAGCCATATCAGGCGAGATGCAGAGCTATGCGCTCGAATCCCTCTACTTGCTTTTGTCAGAATTGGCGAACATTCGTACACCTAGCTGGTGTATTGACTATGTAATCTTGCCAATGTACCAAAATCAGCAGATTGTGACCCTTCCTTTGGGTACTGTTGATGTGTTGAACTTGAATTACCGTCAAATTCAGCAAGTTTCTGGTGCAACGACCATCACTTCCACTGCGTACACCGTAAATTTCACCACTGCGACCACTGTAGACACAATTGGTATCAAGTGGGGAGCGGCGGCTGTGCCAGTTACCTTCCAAGTTAGTGCAGATGGCTCGTCATGGACGACTGTGGGCACGCAATCAGCGACAGCGGCGGCGGGTGAGATCGTTTGGACTGATATTTCAGGGGCTTTGCCTTACCAATACTTCAGATTCACCTCGACTTCGACGATGACGCTGACGCTGGTGACGATGGGCAATCTGCCACAAGAAATCCCGCTGGGTGTTCTGAATCGTGATGGGTATGTGAATCAGAGCAACAAGGTGTTCCCGGGCCGTCCTGCATCCTTCTGGTATCAACGCGACCTCCCACGCCCCATCGTCAACCTCTGGCCCGCCCCCGCAGACTACGCCGAGCTTGCTCAGTTAGTCCTGTGGCGGCATCGCCAGATCATGGACACAGAGAACCTCCAACAAGAGGTGGAAGTGCCTCAGAGATGGCTACAAGCGATTGTGGACGGGCTTGCCGCTAAGGTTGCCGCAGAGACTCCAGCGGTGGATGCGGCGCTGATACCTGTGCTGGAGCAGAAGGCGGCGATGAGTGTGCAACGAGCGTGGGATGGGGACAATGATGGGTCGTCGATCCAGATTAACCCGGGGATTGGGGTCTACACCAAATGAGCCTCTTCCTAGACCCAACAGGCGAAGCGACCTACGGCATTGCGATCTGTGGTCGCTGTTCGCGCAAGTTCCTGCTGGCAGAGTTGCAGAGCGATCCTAACTACCCGGGCCTGATGGTCTGCCGCGAAGATGTCGACGAGTACGACCCCTATCGTTTAGCACCCCGTGCCCCTGATAAAATCATATTGCCCTTCAACCGCCCTGACACCCCCATCAACACCCGCCCTGCTGGTGTGATTCAAGAAGCAGGCGACGAGTTCTTCATCACTGAAGACGGTAATAGCTATTTGGAGTTTTAAATGTCTGATGTCCCAAGTAATCTAATACCAACGCGCATCACGCAGTTACCTGTCGCTCCTGTGGCTGACGAGAACAGCCTGATGATGATCGTTTATCAGGGCAACAATTACCAAATCCGTGTTGGTGATCTGCTCAGCGTTGCTGGCGTGCCTACAAGCCGCCAAGTTATCGCAGGCACTGGCATGACTGGTGGTGGTGCACTGTCAAGCAATGTCACCTTGAGCATCGCTAATGGTGGTGTTGGCTCCACTCAGTTAGCCGCTTCAGGCGTAACTTCTGGTGTCTATGGCACGGCTACGGATATCCCCGTTTTTACTGTTGACAGTACAGGTCGAGTAACTGCGGCGACCACTGTCCCTGCAACCATCTCAGGCTATGTTCCTACAAGCACCCAAGTAATTGCTGGCGATGGTTTGACTGGTGGTGGACTGCTAAGTGGCAATGTCACTTTATCCGCAAGCTATAGTGGTACTGCGCCACAAGCTGGATTCCAAACTGGTTCAGCAGGCGCGTCAAATAACCTTGCCCGTAGCGATCATAAACACCCTGCTGTTGACTTGTCTTCGGATGATCAGGTCGACAACATCCTTGGTTTGAACAATGGTGGTACAGCGCGGAGCTTAGTGCCTGCGGCTGGCGCTGTTGTATGGTCTGGCGCTGATGGCCTCTACATTGGCCCTGTTGGTGTTGCTGGTCAAGTTCTTTTGTCAGATGGCTCCAACGAGCCTAACTGGGCAGACCAAAGCACATTGGATGTTGGTCAAGCTGACAACCTCAATGGTGGTGCGGCAAACAAGATTCCTTTCCAATCCGCTACAAACACTACTGCCTTTATTGATGCGCCTACATTTTCTAACACCCTGTTGAAGTGGAATGGCACAGGCTTTGAGTGGGGCACAATTGCTGGCGCTGGTACAGTAACTTCTGTTGGTTTGGCAATGCCATCACAGTTTGCTGTGACCAATTCTCCTGTAACCGCCGCTGGTGTGTTGACAGCAGATTGGAACGCACAAGTTGCAAACACAATTTTGTCTGGCCCAACAACAGGGGCAAATGCAGTCCCCACATTCCGCGCAATGGTTAACGCAGACTTGCCAGCTTCTGGCGTGACTGCTGATACATATGGCTCGACAACAGCAATCCCTGTAATTACTGTAAATGCAAAGGGCGTTATTACAGGCATGACAACCGCCGCCATAACTGGTGGCTTGGTATACCAAGGTTCATGGAATGCCTCAACCAATACGCCTACATTAACTTCTAGTGTTGGTACAAATGGTTATTACTATGTTGTTTCCGTTGCTGGATCAACTAACCTTGATGGCATCACTGACTGGCAAGTTGGCGATTGGGCCATCTTCAATGGCTCGACTTGGCAGAAGATCGACCAGACTAACTTGGTCAGTTCTGTTAACGGTCAAGTTGGTGTGGTCAGTATTGGCTACGCAGACTTGGCTGGCTCTATCCCCACATGGGCAATTGCAAACGGCGGCACTGGTCAGACTACAGCTTCTGCGGCGTTTAATGCTTTGTCTCCTATCACCACAACTGGTGACCTGATTCTTGGCAATGGTACAAACAGCGCTACCCGCTTGGGTATTGGCGCTAATGGTTACTTGCTGACATCTAACGGAACCACAGCGTCATGGGCGGCGGCTCCAGCGGCTGGTGTGACTTCGTTTAGCGCAGGAACTACAGGCTTTACGCCAAGCACTGGCACAACTGGCGACATCACCTTGAGTGGCACGCTAGGTGTGGCAAACGGTGGTACTGGTGCAACCACATTGACAGGCTATGTCAAAGGCACTGGAACATCTGCGCTGACAGCGTCCTCCACCATTCCAAATACAGACATCTCTGGTTTGGGAACCATGTCTACACAGAACGCAAACTCTGTAACTGTGACTGGTGGAACAATTAACGGTACAACTGTCGGTGCAACAACAGCGGCGGCTGGAACTTTTACAGATTTAACTGTAAACGACAATTCAACCTTTGGTAGCAGTAACGCTGACACAGCAACATTCACAGCTCGTGTTGCTTCAGAATTTACTCCCTCAGTAGCAAACACTTACGACCTTGGCAGAAACAGTCATGAGTGGCGCAATCTGTATTTAACTGGTACAGGAAACATTGCTAGTTTAGTTGCCACCACTGCTGACATCAACGGTGGCACTATTGACAACACAACAATTGGCGCAACAACCGCATCGACAGTTAAAGCGACAACAGTTACCACAACAGGCACTGGAAGCCCAACAGATGCCACTGGTCAAGTTTACTTAAATGGCTCGACCAGCAACCGTGTCGAATGGAATACACAAGGCACAGGTGCTCCAGCATTTACCACAAGAAGCGCTGGTACTAAATTATTGCTATACCCTACACTAAGCGGTAGCGTAGCTGACTACGCTATAGGTATTGATGCCGCAACAATGTGGTACAGCATTCCAGAAAATAATGCCTCATTTAAGTTTAAATGGTATGGGGCTACAACCGAAGTAGCAAGTTTAGATGGTGCAGGCGCATTCACCGCAGTTGGTGGCATCTCTGGAGGCACATTCTGATGGTAGAAGAACTCATTGACCGCATGTTCAAGGCGCGTAACGCCGCGCACATTAGACACTGGAAGACCAACAGTTACTCAGAGCACAAAGCCCTTGGTAACTACTACGACGACCTGATTGATAATCTGGACAAGTATGTCGAAGCCTACCAAGGTGGGTTTGGGCTTGTTGGTGAGGTCGAGGGAAGTGTGGAAAACACGACAAAAATGATCCACGACGATATAATTTGGCTGACCGAGAATCGTGAAAAGATAGCCAAAAATGTGCCTGCGCTAGAGAACATCATTGATGAACTCACGGGCTTGCACATGAAGACTTTGTACAAACTTGAGAATTTGAGGTAACACTATGGCGGCATCAGGCTTTACACCTATTCAGCTTTATCGCACGACGACAGGGGCGGCTGTGCCGTTGGCGGCTAACCTGCTCCCGGGCGAGCTGGGGTTCAACATCGCCGACACCGACATGGCTCTGTACGCCGAAAACGCATCAGGCACTGTCAAGCGCATCATGAACAACCCTGCTGGCCTAAAATACCCCACCGCTGATGGCACAAGTGGTCAAGTTGTTTCAACGGATGGCGCTGGCAACCTCAGCTTTTCAACCCCTGCAAGCGGTGCGACCAAAGGTCAAGCCATCGCTTTCTCAATCGTTTTTGGTCTGTAAGGAACCACCATGGCAAATCCAAATATTATCAATGTCACCACCCTCACAGGTAATACGACATACCTCACACCCGCAAATACAACAGCTAATGTATTGCTGTCAAACGCCGCATCTTCTGGTTTAGTCTACAAGATCAACCAAATTGTTGCCGCTAATGTTAATGGTTCTTCGGCGGTTAATACCACTGTGTCTATTGACAACGCCGCCGCTGGTGCTGGTACAGATTTTCCAATCGTATCTACTGTATCTGTACCAGCTAACGCTTCACTGATTGTGACTGACAAAACCACAGCTATTTACTTGATGGAGAATCAATCTATTGTTGTGACCAGTGGCACTTCAAGTGGCATTACATACACGATCAGCTACGAATCTATTGCTTCTTGATTGGGGTAGAAGATGTCCAATCGCTACCAAGGCGGGTTCATTACTGTTTCTTACAACGGGTTAAAAGTACCTGATGCGCCTACCATCGGTACGGCAACGGGTGGTAATGCCTCTGCTTCTGTAACATTTACTGCGCCAGCAAACATTGGTGGTGGTGCAATTACGGGGTATACGGTGGTGTCGTCCCCCGGGAACCTTACTGGCACAGGCACATCTTCCCCAATTACGGTCAGTGGTCTTACAAACGGCACGGCTTATACATTTACTGTAGTGGCAACAAATGCCTATGGAACTAGCTCAAAAAGTGCGGCAAGCAATTCTGTGACCCCCGCAGTGCCTTCTGTACCCTCTACAGTTGAATACCTAGTTGTTGCTGGCGGTGGTGCTGGTGGTTTTGATAATGGTGGCGGCGGCGGCGCTGGTGGTTATAGAACTGCGTCTGGATTTGCTGTTTCTGCTGGTTCAGCCATCACAGTAACTGTTGGTGCGGGGGGCGCACAAAACCCCGGCAATTACGGGGGCAACGGTGGCAACAGCGTATTTAGTTCTATTACTTCTACAGGCGGCGGTGGTGGTGCTGTAGGCGATTACAATAATGGTTTAGCAGGGGGTTCTGGAGGCGGTGGCTCATATGGTACAGGCACAAGTGGCGGTGCGGCATCTCCTTCAGGCCAAGGAAATGCGGGCGGCGGCGGTGCTGACAATAATATTTCTGGCGGCGGTGGGGGTGGTGCTGGCGCGGCTGGTGTATCTGGCTCATCGACAGGTAACGGTGGCGTAGGACTTCAATCGTCTATTTCAGGTTCTGCAACCTATTATGCAGGCGGTGGTGGTGGTACTAAGCGGACGCTGTCCCCGGGCCAAGGCGGTCTAGGCGGCGGTGGTAATGGCGCGGCAGGCACAAGTGGTGGTTATGTGGCTACTTCTGGAACTGCTAATACGGGCGGTGGTGGCGGTGGTGGCGCAGGCTCTACTGTTCCTGCAAACGGTGGTAATGGCGGTTCGGGTATTGTCATTATTCGCTACTCTGATGCATTCGGTGCGGCATCATCTACAACAGGCTCTCCAACAATTACCGTGGCTGGCGGTTATCGCGTTTACCAATGGACTTCTTCAGGTTCAATAACATTCTGAGAGTAAGCAATGCCTAATTATTCAGGGTCATGGACATTGAGACAGCAGATGCAAGCTATTGCGGCTGGGACTTGGGCAAATGTCCCCGGCGCGCCTACTAGCGTTACAGCCACCGCAGGGAACGCATCTGCGTCTGTTGCATTTACTGCTCCGTCAAATGCAGGATTGCCAGCAACAATTACTGGATATACGGTTACATCTAGCCCCGGTGGTTTAACTGGTACTGGATCGTCATCGCCTATTACTGTATCAGGTTTAACTAACGGCACTTCGTACACATTTACCGTTACAGCAACTAATGCAAGCGGCACAAGTTCGCCTAGTGCTCCAAGTAGTAGCGTCACCCCAGTTGCACCAAGTTATCCGTCAGCAGTTGAATACCTCGTGGTTGCTGGTGGTGGCGGTGGCGGTGGTGGATGGGACAATAATGCTGGTGGTGGTGGCGGTGGCGCTGGTGGTTATTTGACTGCTACTGGGTATTCAGTTTCCGCTGGATCACCTATTACTGTAACTATTGGTGCGGGCGGTAGCAGGGGTTTTACCGATCCTGAAAATGAGACACAAGGTTTTGCTACTAACGGAAGCAATTCCGTGTTTGGCGGGATAACATCCACTGGCGGTGGTCGCGGTGGGGGAACGGGCGCGTCTGGGAATGTCCCCGGTAACGGTGGGTCTGGAGGCGGCGCCACTATTGGTGGAAGAACTGCGGGTACTGGTACTTCTGGACAAGGTTTCCGTGGTGGAAATCTAACATCGACCGCAGAAGGCGGTGGCGGTGGCGGTGGCGCGGGAGCGCAGGGCGTGGACGCTGTTGGCGGTACTCAGCTTGGAACTGCTGGTGGTAACGGACTCCAATCATCTATCACAGGCACAGCTACTTATTATGCTGGTGGCGGTGGTGGCGGTAGTAGCCAAACTCAACCTTCTGGTGCATCGGGCGGCCTTGGTGGTGGTGGCACAGGTGGCGGCGGTGGTAACGGCTCTAACAATGGAGATAGCGGTACTACAAACAGTGGCGGCGGCGGCGGCGGCGGTAAACGCTCTCTTGAAGCAAGATATGCAGGTAACGGTGGTTCTGGAGTTGTGATTATTAGATACTCAGATACTTATGCTCTTGCGTCATCTACAACTGGATCGCCTACGATTACAACCACAGGCGGCTATCGTATTTACAAGTGGACTTCATCAGGTTCAATCACATTCTGAGGCACAACATGAGTCATTTTGCAAAAGTAGAAAACGGCATCGTCACACAAGTTATTGTGGCTGAACAGGATGTCATTGATTCAGGTCTGTTCGGTACAGGCTGGGTGCAGACTTCGTACAACACTCACGGCGGTGTCCACGCTAATGGCGGCACTCCATTGCGTAAAAACTACGCTGGCATTGGTTATACATACGATGCCACACGCGATGCTTTTATTGCGCCTCAACCATTTCCATCTTGGACTTTAAACGAGACAACTTGTTTGTGGGAATCCCCAACTCCAATGCCCGTAGTAGAAGGCAAATCTTTCACATGGGACGAGCCAACAACATCATGGGTTGAGGTGACAAATGTCTAAGCAGTATTCAGGGGGCATAATTTCCAAAACAGCCCCTGTTCCATCTGGCCCATTTGCGAACAGCACCGCCCCCGGCATTTGGACGCTTGAGCAACAAGCCTACTGGCAAAAGCTCGGGCAATGGCCCACGGCTGGAAATGTCGCCAATTACATTGAGGATGTGTTTTCAACATACCTTTACACAGGCAACGGCTCCGTACAGTCCATCCCTAACGGTATTAACTTAGGCCCAAATACAGGCAACAGTAATTATTTTAATGCTGGTCAAATAAATACCGAACAAAGCGCTTCAGCTTTTGATTTAGGCACATCAGATTGGACTGTTGAATGTTGGATTAAAACAAGCTACACATCACGAATAGACCCATTTGAGTTAAATGGTGGCACATCTTCAGGATTTTTTGGTATTACTTTAAATAGCTCTGCTAGTGGTGATATAGAGTGGAATGAGTCATCTGGTGGCTCAAGTGTTGCTGTTATAACCGCAACTGGTACAACAGTGGCAAATGATTCTTGGCACAATATTGCTGTAACTAGAAGCGGCAATTCTGTAAGACTATTTTTTGATGGAACGCAAGTAGGCTCTACTTATACTACTAGCTACACTTATGGGGGGGCTAGTAAGGCGTTTAGGTTTGGCAATAGATACCCGGGCGGCATCTCCAGCTCCTCTGTGTTCTATATCTCTAACTTCAGGATTGTCAAAGGCACAGCTTTATACACAACCACATTCACCCCATCTACACAACCATTAACCCAAATTTCTGGCACTTCATATCTTGGTGCTCAATCATTGTCTAGTTTAGTAGACACCACATTGATTGGTAACAGTTATACCAACAATGTTACGCCCAATGGTAGTGGCCCATTTAGTTATGGAACTGGAAGTGGTGGTTTGGTTTGGATGAAAGGTAGGTCAGGTGCAACAAGCCATTCAATCTTTGATACAGCCAGAGGAACAAACAAAGAACTGTCTTCAAATACAACAGGAGCACAGTCAACATTAACAAATGGTGTCACTGAATTTAATTCAAGTGGTTTTACGATTGGCGCAAATTCAAGTATCAATACTTCTGCGGCTACATATGTCTCATGGACATTCCGCAAGCAACCAAAGTTCTTTGATATTGTGACCTACACTGGAAATCAAGTTGCGGGTAGGACTGTTGCGCATAACCTAGGCTCGGTGCCGGGCTTCATTGTGTGCAAACGAATAGATACGCCCGATGAATGGTTTTGCTACCACAGATCACTTGGCCCAAGCCAACAGATTTTGTTAAATAGTACTGCCGCTTCTGGCACAAATTTAAATCAATGGAACAACACAGCACCAACGGCTTCTGTGTTTTCACTAGGAACCGATAGCGGCGCAAATGGAACGGGCGGTACTTATGTAGCTTACCTATTTGCCCACAACGCAGGGGGCTTTGGTTTAAGCGGAACAGAAAATGTGATTTCGTGCGGATCAATGGCTGTTGGTGGCGGCGTAGATGCTGTTGTTAATCTTGGGTATGAGCCTCAATGGGTTATGTTTAAACAAGCTCAAGTTGGCGGTTCGGGTAACTGGAGAATTGTTGACAATATGCGTGGAGTTCCAACAGGAGCAACCACGGGTGACAAAATTCTTTCCGCAAACCTTGCAACTGCCGAAACAGATGCTGGAGCTAATCTTATTGATTTCACATCAACAGGTTTTATTGTTAAAGATAATGTTATACAAGGTGGTGACCCGTACATCTACATAGCCATCCGTAGAGGCCCCATGGCTGTGCCAACAACTGGCGCAAGCGTGTTTGTGCCTTACGCATACACAGGCAATGGCTCTGCTACTAGAGACTATTCTGCAATTGGTATTGTCACAGACATGAACTGGACAAGTTGCCGCTCCAACAATGTAAGCGTCAGCCCACTTGAGTCATCAAGGTTACAAGGCAATACTGTGCGTTTACAAATTAGCGGTACTGGTGCGGAAGCAACGGGAACATATGGACTTACTTGGAACGCTTATCAAAATGGTGTTCAAGGAAACGCTGTATTTGGTGGTGGTGATGGTTGGAACACAAACGCCTATACATACATTGGATGGAACTTTAGACGCGCCCCCAGCTTCATGGATGTGGTTTGCTACACCGGGACGGGAAGTGCAACCACACAAGCGCACAACTTAGGTGTTGTTCCAGAGATGATGATTGCAAAAATCAGAAGTGGTGCTGACAGTTGGATTGTTTATCACTCGACTCTTGGTGCAACTAAATATGTTCTTCTTGACGGTAGTGGTGTTGCACAAACAGATTCAACTATGTGGAACAACACAGCACCAACGGCTTCTGTGTTTTCTCTTGGGTCTTCGCCCGGCACAGCAACAAACCTAAGTGGACAAACTTATGTTGCCTATCTGTTTGCAACCTGCGCTGGAGTTTCTAAGGTAGGTTCATACACAGGCACAGGAACAACTCAACAGATTAACTGTGGGTTTACTTCTGGCGCTAGATTTGTTCTTATAAAAAGAACAAGCACTGGGGGTGGCGACTGGTATGTTTGGGACTCAGCCCGAGGAATTATTGCTGGCAATGACCCTTACTTGCTTTTGAATAGCACAGCCGCTGAAGTGACATCAACTGACTATGTAGACACATACAACGCAGGATTTGAGATTAGTTCAACTGCACCAGCGGCTATCAATGCAAGTGGTGGCACATTCATCTTCTTGGCAATCGCATAAGGAAAAATCATGCAAATTAGAATTAGACAAACAGGCGCGGTAATGTATGAAGACGAGTACCGCAGAGATCATTTTAATATGGGTCTGGCACAGGCTCTGACTGAAGAAATTCTTAATGACCGAGGTGCAGACATTGTGTTTGAAGGCCCACAGGCTACTGGTGGAAACCAATACCAATACTCAATGCTTCATGGCGTAGAACAAATTGGCGGCAAATGGTACACAAAGTATGTGCTTGGCCCAATCTTTACAGATGGCGAAACAACTGCTGTTGAACAAGAAGCGGCGTACAAAGCAAGAATGGATTCTGACCGTGCCAAAATCATTCGTACAGAGCGCAACGACAAACTCAAGGACTGTGACTGGACTCAGATTGCTGACAGCACTGCTGATAAAACTGCATGGGCTACATACCGCCAAGCATTGCGTGATGTGCCTACGCAAGAAGGTTTTCCTTGGACAATCACTTGGCCTGACGCTCCCTGATCATGTGGGACTGGGTCGAAGCATTTATTGCGGCGACTCTTGTAGTTGCCTTTGTGATTTTTAGCCTTTACATGATTGCATGGAGTTGGGCGTGGTAAATGCGTTGGCTCATACTGTTACTGTTGTTGGGGCTAGTTGGAGCCGTAGCCAAGAATGGATGCCATGTGCGCGAGTTCTATGGGATAGGTTACACCCAGCACGACCCCACAATGCGCCACAAAGAGATGATGGCATGGCTAATACAAAACGCAGAGCATTGCAAAACTTCAGACTATGTAGTCATTTGGAACAATTTGTCAGAGTGGGCTGGCGCGTCAGATTCTGTTCAGCTTAGGGCCAAAGTCATACACGGATACAAAGATGCACTTGATCGGGAAAAGCAGTGAAGATCAGTTACGACAAATGGTATCCAGTAGTCCAGCCATTGGTTACGCCGCAACAAGATGTATTCATCAAGCGGGTAGAAAAGCTGGACGCTGAGCGGGCTTTGCAGGTACAGATTGACAATACGGTGAAGAAGTTCCACCAGTATGAGTATGAAATTTATGAGTACAGGATGCGTCAGATCACTTTGAACATCCAGATCAACAACTTGAAGCGCGAGATTGATAGATTGGTTTGAATATGGTTACAGCAAAGAAAACAACTTCTAAAGCGCCAGCTAAGGTAGCGCCTGTTAAGCGGCGCATGCCTAAGCCTAAAGCAGAGCAGACAATCAATGTGTCTGTTGCACCTGCTCAAGCTGTACCTGCAAAACCAGCAGAAGCTCCAAAAACTGACGCAATTGGTCGTATTACTGATCTTATTAAGTGGGTTGACAATCCATTTAAGCTGTTTACAGTCATTTTGCTGAGCTTCTTGGCATTTGCTGGATACTTCGCATGGGATTCCCGTCAAGTGATCCTTCACGCCATCACGACTCAGGACAAGATGCCACAGTTAGCAAAGCAAGAAGAATTGCTTGCTCCAGCCCGTAGCTTGATGAAAGATGTCGATGGTCTGGTAGTTCTGATTCACAAAGCTAACCTTGCAACAAATTCACGAACCACGGTTTTGGCATTAAACGCTGATGGTTCACGAGAAAAGTCTGTTGAAGGTGCAATTACTTCTTTGTTTAACGCTTCCGCAGACCGTAATAGCGCCATGGTTGCCATGCTAAACGGGGAAGTCCTATGTGAAGACTTCCATCCATCATCTAAAGTAGGTGAGTGGGGAACCAAACAAGGTGTGAAATATATGTGCCGTGGCTCTATCCCTCCAGATATGGGAAAATTTGCAGGGTATGTAGCAATTGGATTTAAAACCAAGCCAGAGGACATTGCGGCTCTAAAGACACGCATAAACTTGGCGGCAACTGATATGTCAGAGGAGTAACTATGTTTGAAGTTCTAGGTGGTGGTATTTTGGGCGGGGTCTTTGGCGGTATTTTCCGTCTAGCCCCTGAAGTTCTCAAATTCTTTGACAAGAAGAACGAACGCGCTCATGAGATGCTGATGTTCTCTCGCCAATGCGATTTAGAACAAATCCGTGGACAGCAAAAACTAGCTGAAATTGGTGCTCAAAGAGAAGCGGCAATTGATGTCGGCGTGATGGATGCCTTCAATGCGGCGATCAACCAACAGGCTGAGATGGTCAAAGCCGCAGGTGGTTGGGCGGCTAGTCTGTCCGCAAGTGTTCGCCCTGTGGTGACTTACTGGATGCTTTTCATCTGGAGTTTTGTCCATGTGTGGTTTGCATGGAACTCGTGGCTTGCTGGCGCTCCTGCCATAGAAGTTTTTAAAACCATGATGTCGCCTGATTTTTCAGCCCTTCTGTCTGGAACTATCAATTATTGGTTCCTCGATAGAACTCTCAAACAGCGTGGACTGTAAACTTAAAATCGGCAATTGAATACTTATGAACCTAGAACTAGCCGCCGCACTGTGCAGACAGTTTGAGGGCTATCGAGCCAAGCCGTACCTTTGTCCAGCTAATGTAGCTACGATTGGGTACGGTTCTACCTACTACGCTGATGGGCGCAAGGTGACACTGCAAGACCCCCCAATGGATGAGCCAGCGGCTCGGGCACTGCTGATGTTTGAGTTGGAGCACACTTACCTTCCAGCCGTCTTGCGCAATTGTCCTATCTTGGCTACCGACGAGCGCAAATGCAACGCTATTGTTGATTTTTGCTACAACCTTGGCGTTGGCAGGCTCCAAACTTCCACCCTAAAGCGTAAGATTAACGCTCAAGATTGGGAAGAAGCCAAAGAACAATTAAAGCTCTGGAACAAGGGTGGGGGTAAAGTTCTGGCTGGATTAAAAAAACGCAGAGATGCAGAATGTTTACTTCTCTAACACAAGTTGCCTTGAACTACCTTTCAAGAGTATAATTTTTCTCAGGCGCATGCTGTATCAGCGGCTAATACCATTGGAGTATTTATGAGCTATACCATGACCTACGACAGTCTGCTCGTAGATGTGCGCCGTTATCTTGAGCGTGGTTTCACCCAAGAAAGCGACCAGATCGTCTACGACCAACTGCCTCGGTTGATCACATTGGGCGAACGCAGAATTGCGCGAGAGCTTAAGATTCAGGGGTTCATCCGAGCGGTGACTACCCCTTTATCCGTTGGCGTGGCTGTCTATTTGAAGCCTGACCGATGGCGCGATACGATCAGCATGACTGTCAATGGATCGCCCATCTTTGCTCGAGCATACGAGTATTGCCGCAATTACTGGCCTGACGAAGCCGAGACTGGTGCTCCTCAGTTTTATGCCGACTACGATTATCAGCACTGGCTGATTACCCCAACACCCGCCACAGCGCAGACTCTTGAAGTCCTGTACTACGAGCAACCCGCCCTTTTGGGTGACGACTTACAAACCAACTGGCTTACTGAATACGCCCCTGATGTGTTGCTGTATGCGACCTTGCTAGAGGCAACGCCGTTTCTTAAAAAGGACGAGCGCATCCAGACTTGGCAAGCCATGTATGACCGTGCGGCGCAGGCGCTCAATGGCGAAGACTTGAAGCGCATCATGGATCGCACAGCAACTAGGAGTGAAGCGTAATGCCTATCTATACCGATGTCTTTGGTGGAGCAAACATCTACCCAAGCGAGATTAGTTACAGCGCTATCACGCTGACGACTACAGATGTCACGCTAAGTTGGCCCGAGGAAACCTCGACTAACACAAATTTAGCAACCCGCATCATTGATGTGACCGCCACCAACTCAGGTCGGTCAATCTTCTTGCCTGATGCTCAAAAGAGTGGTGTAGGCAATACCATCCTGTTCAACAACCAAGGTGCTCAGACTTTCCTAGTCAAGAACGCTGGGGGTACGCAAGTTGCGTCGATTGCCGCTGGTACTGTTTGGCAAGTCTATCTGACAAGCAACACCACAACAAATGGCTTGTGGGAAACGCTTCAGTTTGGCGCTACGGTATCTGAGGCCAATGCTTCAGCGCTGGCTGGCACTGGCATTGTGGCTGTTGGCACATTGCTGTCACAGTCTGTCCCAATTACACAGTTCAACAGCAACTATACAGCAGGTGATTCAGACCGCGCCAAGATGTATTTGTGGACTGGTGCAGGCTCAGGCGTACTGACATTGCCTAGCGCCGCCACGGTGGGCAACAACTGGTTTATGTACTTGCGTAACTCTGGTGGTGGTCAGGTCACTGTCACACCTTCTGGCGTTAACACAATTGATGGCTTGGCAACAAAAGATTACCAGCCAACTGAGTCTTCTGTCATTATTTCTGATGGCTCAAACTTCTACACGCTTGGCTTTGGTCAGGCTTCTGTGTTTGTGTTTGACTACACAACGATTGCTATTGCTGGCTCTGGCACATACACACTGACAGGCTCAGAACTTAACCGTATTGTGTACCAGTTTACAGGCTTGCTGACTGGCAACCGCACTGTGATCGTGCCTGCAACTGTTCAGCAGTATTGGATTGACAACGCCACAACTGGTGCTTACACGCTGACTGTCCGCACCTCCGCAGGCACTGGTGTTGCAGTTGCACAAGGCTCACGAGGCATCTATTACTGTAACGGCACTGATGTTGTCGACGCTGACACAACTACTGCAAGCTACCCAATTTCGGTTGCAAATGGTGGTACAGGAGCTACTACAGCAGGTGGTGCGCTGATTAACCTTGGCGGCACTGCTGTAGGTATCCCAATCTTTGAAGCGGCTGACCAACAAGCGGCATGGACTGCTTTAGGTGTCGCTCCTGCTGGTGTTGTTAATGGTGGGACATACTAATGCCAGAATCCACAATAGTCCTAAAGTCTCTTGCTGGTATCAAGCGAGATGGTACTAGGTACGATGGTGACTTTTACATTGACGGACAGTGGGTCAGGTTTCAGCGCGGCTTGCCTAGAAAGATTCTTGGCTATCGCTCGATCAACAAATACCTGACAGAAATTTCTCGAGGCTTTAACAGTTTCACTCAGCAGAGCTTGCAGTATTGCCACTCAGCAGGCGCTTCGACTGTCGAGCGCTTTACAATTGATACAACAAAGAATAGCTCTGTTATCAGCAACAGAACACCTGTAGGTGTGGCGGCTACTGGCACGGTCACATTGACTGGTGGCGGCGCTGGCTCAGTTAACAGCATTACTGTCAACGGCGTGACCATCACATCAGGCTCTGTTTCGTTTACAACTGACTTGCCCACAACTGCAACCGCAGTGGCGGCAAACATCAACGCTTACACATCTACGCCAAACTACACTGCTGTAGCTGTTGGCGCGGTGATCACCATTACATCATCGACTGTTGGTCAAGATAAAAACGGATTTGTGGTGGTGGCTAACACGACAACAATCACCACGACTGTAACTGACATGTCTGGTGGCTTAGATGCTTTGGTTAGCTCTGCCTACAACCAGTGGATGTTCCAGACAGCGTATGACGCATCAACGACTGCTAACTCCATCATTGCGCATGTGGCTCCTAACTTGCAGTGCGTGTGTAACGACACTGGCGGTCAGATTTTCTATGGCGATGTTTTAGGCACTGCCCCACTCGTCGAGATTCCACTACCCGCTGGCGCTAACACCACTGGTGGCATTGTGATGTTGTTTCCCTACCTGTTCTACTACGGTACAGCAGGCATCATTGGCTGGTCTGTTGCTGGCGACTTTACTGATTTAAGTGGCTCAGGATCAGGCATCGCTCGTGTGTGGGGCCAAAAGATTGTTAAGGGCATGCCACTGCGTGCAGGCTCAGGCTCAGCGCCAGCAGGTCTGTTCTGGGCTTATGACGCTGTGATCCGTGCAACCTTCACAGGTGGCGCGACTGTATTCCAGTTTGACACGATTGCCACTGACACTTCCATCATGTCGCCTGACTGCGTGGTGGACTACGATGGCGTGTTCTTCTGGTGTGGTGTTGACCGCTTCTTGATGTTTAATGGTGTGGTGCGTGAAGTGCCTAACCAGATGAACTTGAACTACTTCTTTGACAACATTAACGAGAGTCAGAGAGCAAAAGTGTTTGCATTTAAAGTGCCTCACTTTGGCGAGATTTGGTGGTGCTATCCACGCGATGACGCAACAGAATGCACGCACGCGATTATCTACAATGTGCGCGAGAACTCTTGGTATGACACTGCTCTGCCTGCGTCTGGACGCGCCTCTGGTGGCTACAACAATGGCTTTGCCGCCCCTTTGCTGACAGACTGCGTCCCTACTGCTAGTGGCTATCGCGTCTGGATTCATGAGCAGGGTGTTGACGAGATTGAAGGCCAGTCAGTTCTGCCTATCCAGTCTTACTTTGAAACAGCAGACTTGTCTTCGTTGCCACAGGGTAAGAACGAATATCTGCGAATCACTGAGATTGAGCCTGACTTTATTCAGAGTGGCCCAATGTCAGTGCAGGTCACAGGCCGTGCTAACGCTCGAGCGCCTGAAGTCTATAGCAGTGTTTTCACATTCCCTGAGACAGCCTCAGAGCCATACCAACAGATTGTGATGCTTAAAGAACAGCGCCGTGAGTTGCGTGTGCGCTTTGAGTCTAACGCTGTGGGCGGCAACTATCAGATGGGTCAGATCATTGGACACATTGATTCTGGCGACAGGACGGTGCTTGGATGACCACGATTACACGCCCCTCCTATATGTCGCTCCATGATTGGGCTGACCAGATTGCGCTCGATTTGGACAGCTATGGGGCGCTTAGTCGCCTTGATGGTGATGACTGGCAGAACTGGGCTATGCAGTTTTTGAACAATACATCGCTAGGCAGAAACTTTCCCCTGCCTTACGATTTTGATGATTGGCGTGACTGGGCTGAGCGATTTGCTCAATCGCTGTCTTAATTGGAGTGACAAATGGATAAGCAACAGATTCTTGAAATTGCAAAGAACGACCCACGGTTTTCTAAAGCGATCCTGACACTTGAGAACCAGATTGGCGACATGCCCATCACAAGCGAACAACTTGATGAGTTGGTTAAGTTGCTTGAGTTTGCGCTGAACAACCCTGACAAGTACCCTGAGATCGTTGCGTCCGCAGTGCAGGACGACATGG